TTGGAGACATAGTGGAGACGACGCTTTTGATCACGTGCGATCTCCTTATCCGATTCCACACCTGAGTTCCAGAGACGAGAGTTGAGTTCGCCTACTGGATCCTTTTGACCGATAGTGGTGAGAGACTTCTCGATGTACCACATACCGGTGGTTTTACCCTGAAAGCCATGGTCCCAGTAACGGACCCATGGGAGTTCCTCACCTTCGGGTGCAGGGAGGAAACGAATTACAGCGTAACCGTTACCCGACTTATCGACGGTTGGTTTCCAGATGCGTTCATCTGGGCCTACACGCTGTTCGGAAGACTCATTGAGTTTTGCCGCTGCGTTGACCAGTTTGTCGATGGAAGAGGTACGAGAGTTTTTAAGTGCTGCGAGTGTCATATTTGTATATCCTTGTATGTACTGAAATATAAGATGTGTATTGTACTATGTTTTTCTGTATTTGTAAACCCTATTTTTCAGGAAAAGCGACTGACTCTTCCTCGACCTCCATGGGTTTGATTGGAGGACTATCTTTTGGACGTGCTGTCCAAATCTCTGGTTCTGGGTATAAAGTGATAAAGCCGTCGTCTTCGACTTCTCGATTATTCTCCCAGAGATGTGGTGCTTTGATCTGGGCAGACGCACTCTCCGATTCCTGGGAGTCCACCGTCAGTGCTTGTTTCTGTTCCTTCATCCATAATCTCCAATTGTTCTTCTGCTCCGACTTCCGGAGTATCCTCAACATCAGCTGGTAATTCTCCTTCATCGGCGGGTTCTGTTGTGTCCCCACTCTCCAATACGGGTGGTTCTGGTGCATCTACCGTTTCCTCTTGTTGGCCAAACCGACCGAAGAGTTCATCCTTGTAGATATAACTGCATCCAGCTACACCAAGGATAACCAGGACGAACGGGATGTACATTCCTACTAAACGTAACATAAAATTCCTCATAATGGTAATTTGTTAATCCTTTCTAAGAAATTAAGATCTCGAGCCTCGGCTTCGATCTTATCCTTAATAGAGGTATTGATTAAATTAGATATGCGATCTGCTTCAATCTCATGTTCATCCATCAAGTCAATGACGGCGTCCATGTAGGGTACATCCTTCATGTAGATGTACTCTTCGACCATGTCACAGAAACGCTTTCGGCTTAGGATCTTGTATTCAATATCCATGTTTCTTCTCGTTGAGAAACTCATCGTATGCTTCATTGCCACGAAGAATCTCATTGAGATCGTGGTTGTGAGCGTATTCCATATCGAAAGCAGCCAGGTGATCCAGGGCTTTCTTCTTACGGAACTGAGTGTCGAAGTGTTTCTTACGTAGTTTGTTCTTAAGTGTTGCCATATTATATATTCCTTTCATCTAGAGACTAGATTAGTATATCATAGTTTTCTGTGTTTGTAAACAGCTAATTTATTTTATTAATATACACTGATAATCTATCACTGTCAATTTCTTTTTGCAAATCACTTCTAGTAGATATTAATTTGTCGACCAAAGTTTTATTAATAGTAAAAAGCGATTCTGTTGTTGCCGGACCAATTTCGATAGAAGAGTATTCTGTATTTTCATTAGCAAAGCTTTCAGTACATTTTAGCATGGTTCCAAAAAACCTATTTGTGTCTATAATACTCTTTTGATTTTTAGACCAATTATCACCTTCCTTTGAATATGTCATCCATTCAGAACGCCATAAAGAATTATCCGGATAATCTAATGGTTCAAAAATTATAATATTAGCGTCTGTTTGGTCGGAATCTTCATACCAAACATATCTCCAATTTCTGATTTTACTGAATTCGTATGAAGTATCAAACATTAAAATCCTCTTTACTAAATACTATGCCTGTAGAATCCATATCTTCTGTTATATAAAAATATTCAATAGTGTTGCCTCTGCCGTCACTATCTTCAGTACATACTATTTTTTTAAACGGACTTTCATTCAAAATATAATTAGCTCGATTTACAAGGTAATCTTTCAAATATAATTTTAATGATGATATACCAGGAATTTTTTCTTTTCTTGGTTCATGATCTATCATGAAAAAATCATCTTCTGTTAAAGATGAATCGTAAATACTATCAATAGAAATTACTTTAACAGAATTTAGCAGTTGACTAGTTTTAGGATGCCTAGTTATTTTAGGCTCCACTTTACTAATATCATATTGCTCAAGCCAATTTTCATTTATTACATGTGATACAATCTTTTCTTTGACGTGCTGTCTAGCAGAATCTACAGTAACAAAATTTTTTTGGTATATAGTTGAACTATCATCTAAAAAAATTTCTTGGTAGGAAGAATCTCTGAGAGACCACCTATCAAGAGAATGAACGCAATATCCTGAAATGTATGTTTTCATAATAAAGTTCCACCATTATTAGTGTACGTATAAGAAGATGCATTTGATGTTCCTGAAATTGTAGTAGCAGAGCCAAACCCCTGCCCTCCAGTTCCATTTGCTTTTACTCTTGCCGTTTTAAAGTTTTTGTCTCCAGTGCCATCAATAGAATAATCAGTTGAAGACCCATTAGTTCCAGCTAAGCCTGTACTCTGCCCTCGACGAGAAGAACCACCACCTCCTCCGGCAACCTGGTTATATTCATAACCATCGGTGGTATCGGCATTACTTTGTGCCGCTGCAGTTGCTGCTCCTCCTTCGCCACCTCCACTTCCACCAGTACCTCCTGAGACAGCGCCTGTACATCCACTTCCTGAACAGTGCTGACCTACGCCAATTCTATCGTGTGTTCCACCGCTACCGGTAAGAGACTGTCCGTTACTTCCATTTCCGCCGATCCGATTTCCAGAACCAAAAGTGGAAATATCGTAAAAATTATTATCGCCGAATTGAGTTCTCACAGCTGAATGGCCACCACGCGCGCCGCCTTCTCCACCGCCACCACCGCCAGTTGCAGTTACTAAAATGTTATCCTGATCGCCTGATGAAGGAGCACCGGTAAATGCAGAATTCGTATTATTAGTTCCACCATTTCCGCCGCTAGCGATCCATCCTTCATTAATAACCTCTAAGCTTCCCATACTAGAATTGATGCTGATTGCCGGTTGACCATTATTACCAGGACTTCCTCCTGCTCCATAAACTAAAGCGCCGGCCTCCACTAAAATTTTCAAGCTTGAAAAATATCCACCTGTGTAGATGCTAGCATAAACAATTACAGATGCTGGAAATACGAACACAAACGGAGTAGTAATTTGATTATTAACAGGAGTTGCGCCTCCTAATGATTGCGCAAGAGAATATAAGTTTACAGAACCTGAAGTTATGTCGCTAGAGGTTAATTGTACTGTTATTTGATTAACTGCACCGTAGAAGTCGTGAAATGAAATCGATCCGCTTAGTGGAATCCGATCGTTTGCAGGACTGGCAGCTGGAACTATCGCGCCTTCTTTATAGTACTCTGATAGGGAATGAGGACGATTCCCTGCCGCTGTAGAATCTGAAGCCAGGAATTCAGGGACAATATCATTTTCAAATGAAAGTGATGGATCTACCGCATCAGAGTCTTTTATCGCCATTACTTACTTTCTAAGTCCTCAATCTTTTTACTCAGCTCTTTGACTGCCTCTACGAGCAAAGCTGTGAGGTTAGCATAGTTTAAAGAATAATATCCATCTGATCCTGCTCGGACAACCTCAGGTACAACATCTAAAACTTCTTGTGCTATAAAACCAATGTTAAGATTTTGAGGTTTTTCCTTGTACTTAAAATATACACCTTGAAGACTATTGACTTGTTCCAAGGCGTTTCCAGAATTGATCGCCTCAATATCTTGCTTTAAGCGACTATCAGATGAAGATAGAGTTGCAAATGCAGTAATATCATCGCTAACATCTAGAGAACCATCAATTTCTGAAGCCCCATGCGCCTTTATACCGCCGCCAGAAATTAGTGTAATATGTGTTGTCATTAGTTATAGCCTACAATATTAAGATATAAGACTATTTATAAAGTATCTAAAGGCTGATAGTAGTCGTACACACTGTCCGCATAGTGCAAACTATCATCGTACATGTGAATAATTCTATTAATACCATCACATCCCTGAGATGGATATGCCTGGAGCATACCTTGATACTGCTGCATCAGCACACCTATTTTATATGCTTCTACGTCTTGCTGTGTAAGTTCTACACCTTCCTGCTCTGCGGTATAAAGCATAAACGAGTCAAAGATTGCATTGAATGACAAGACTCGTTCCTTATTGGTTTCACCACACTTTAAAACTTCTGCTGCAATCAAAGTTGCCATATTAGCAAACTCTGTAATCATGTCTGCCTTATTCATTTCTTGACTCTTAGCAATACTAGGAACCAACAAAAAAAGTAATGCTAAGAATCTCAACATATTAACTTCTCCTAAAAAATTTCATTATAAATCGTTTAATCCTACTTTTTGGTTA